TTCTTTTACTTGTTGCTCATTAGCTTTTAATTGCTTTTTAATTAAATCACTATCTTGACCTATTCTAAATGCTTCTTGTGATCCACGTAAAGCTAATGTTGGCTTAAGTGCTTTGGCTACTGTTGCAAGCTTATCAATCATTTTACCTTTATCTTTTATATTTAAGTCAATATCAGCAGAAAAAGCATCACGCAACTCATCTGATCTGCCTTTAACAAACTTATCAAACTCCTTAAAGAACTTCCCAAACTTATCAGGGTCAAACGTAAATACTTTTGATAAAGCTCCACCGAATTTGTCTTGAGTCTGTTTTGCTCTTTCATTTAAGTTCTTATTAAATGTCTCAATAAATGTTTTACTTCCTTTTTCAACTTCTCTCATCTCAGTAGTTAAATCTTTGCGCAGTTTTTTAACATTCTTAGTAAATAACTCAAATGGATTATCTCCCTCTTTTAATGCTTTGCCAATATCTACAGCACTCATATTCATTATCTTAAAAAACTCTTGAGCTGTTCCAATTATTAAGCGCCAACCTAATAGCATAGTATCAACTAATCTGCCAAAATTATCTTTAAGATTATCAAAAAATGACATAAAACCAACTTCTGCAATTAATAATATATCTGCTAAATCACCTTTTATATTACCTTTAGCATTCTTAAATTCATTAGCCATAAATGCAACTAATCCTATAACAACCATTAAATTATGTTGGAAAGCATTAAAATTATTATTTAATTCATTAGCAGGAAATATCCCAGCAATAGCAATACCAATCATTTCTAGCATCTTAACAAAAGCAACACCTATCTCTATAGCCTTAGTAAATGTATTACTAGAATCTGCTAAACCTTTTTTTAATCGTTTTAATGCCTCTGTTGCCTCAATTAATACAGTCTTTACTAATGGCAATAGCTGTTTTCCGAATTCTGCTAATACTAGATTTAAGTTATCTTTGAAAGTTGACCATAAGCCCTTAGTTGTTTTACTCATTGCCTCCATTGTACCAGTTACTTTGCGTAATTCACGCTCAGCTAATGCCCAAACTTGATCGCCCTTCATGCCTTGTTTAAGTAAATCACTAATCTGTTGACCAGTCTTAGCTGAGATAATACCTAACTCTCGCAACCTGGCAATAGGCTCACCAACTGCGGTACCTGCTTGTATACCACTAAATAAACGACCTATTTGAACTGATATTTCACGTATTGGTCTATCAGAAAATGCCGCAGCATCACCGACTAATTTCATACCCTCAGCAGTAGCAAGTAAACCACCTGTAAGTGATTGTAAGACCTTGTTAGCCTGTGCTATATCTTGAATCTGAAAAGGTGTCTGCGCTGAGAATTTTACTAACTCTTTCATTCTCTTATTTGCCTCTTCTTGACTGCCAAGCAAAACCTTAAACTGTGCATTTAATGATTCTAAACTACTAGCAGCACCAACTGCACCCTGAATAAAACGACCAAATACTGCACCAGCAAATACTGTTGCTATTAATCCTTTTATACTAAATAATGCACTCATTAAATCACGGCCAAGAGTACTAACAAAACGCATTGTTGCAGTAGTAGCACCCCTGATTGCTTTAATGTATGGCTTAGTAATAGCTCTAATTGTTATACTAATATCTGATATACTAGGCATTTCCTAAATCCTGACTGTTTTGTTGTTGTACTTCTTCCTCTAATCTGCGTTGTCTTAAATTATCAGCATATTCTTTAGTACTTTTCTCAGCTAACTTAATAGCCTCTTCTCTGCTAAATCCTTGCTTTTCATAATAGCCAACATAATTATCTCTCATTAAAGCAATAGCAACACGATCACCATTAGTAGCCTGTAATTCACCAATCTCACCCATAATTAAACGCTCTAGCTTAATATGGGATTTACTAAACTGATTGATATTAATCCAAGCTAATTGGGCTAGCATATAATTCTGCATCGATGAACCAAATTGCATGGTCTTATATTTTTCTAATAAGAACTCATATTCAAAACAATCTAAGCATTCAAGCATATGTGCTATATTGTCATATCTGCCTAATGTTAAAAATAAGTCCATATTAAAATCGTCTATTCCTGTGGGTTCTGTTGCTCGCTCTGATTCGAACACTCGCCATCCTGACTTGATGGCTGTTCTGACTTTTTTATATCATCATCTCCAGTTAAATCTAATAATAATGCTTTACGTAAATCGCCAGGTATACCAATCATTTCACAACCAGCACTGATTAAAGCACCATAATAATTAGCATCAATATCAGATATTAGATCACGCTCATTATTAGCAAAGAATGGTGCACCATGATTATTACAAGCTGTAATAAGAATTAAGTCTATGCCTAACTCTTGTAATGTTTCTAATGCCTTTTCATCATTACCGCTATCATTAAAATCTGCGACTGATGTCATTTTACTAAAGAATATTAGCTTACTCTTTTGAGATGGTGGTTTTACCCATACCTCATCCTCAAATGCAGTACCAGGATCTAATACACGATCTAATTTTGATGGCCTGCCTCTATATTCTCGCTTCTGTTTCTGTTGGCTATTCATAATAAAATTGTTCCTCTCTTTATTTAGCCTTTTTTTTGCTCATTGTTTTTTCTACCGTTATGCACTCTCAGGTGTAAATACATTATCATCAGCAACCTTAATAACTAAAGTTCCCTCCATTAATCCATTAATCTCACCTGATTCAGAATAACTGTTTATGTAGCAACTAAATACACTAGTCGCATTAGTAGTATTACTACTGTTACTGATAGGGTAGGTAATTGTTGCCTCATCTGTAATACCTGTAGCTAAACGTGTCTGCTCAGGATCAACATGAAATAGGAAAGTATAAGTACCTCCCTCAATTAACTTACCACCCTCATATGTACGAAAGCCAGTAGTAGATAAATCACTAGTTTCTACATCATCACTAGTCTCACCATCTTTACTGTAATTTACAATAGTGGCTATCCAGCTAGAAGTAGTAAATGCTAATGCTAATCCATTAGTTTGTACTTTACTCATTTTGCAAAGCTCCTAATTTTAGTTTTACTGTTCTCATACTATTCTATTTAACTGCTGTTGTTTGTGGTTTTCTTCTTACTTGTTGTTGTTTCTGTTATACTATTACTGGTGGATGAACAACATTATCATCTAGTGGTATACCAAAATCATAGATCTCAGTACGTTCCTGTTTAATATATTGATCACCCGTTTGTGGTGAATTGCTAAAATTAAATCCATTAGTTTTACGTACACTATTTACCCATATACCACCATCTGCTGCTAATACTCCTGGAGGCATCAAGCGCTGTTGATAACCATCGAGATTTTTGCGTAATACTTCTGCTATCTCTGCACCCTCAAGCATGCTATTAGTAACGATGTTAAAACTAAATGTACGAGTAGTAAATACTGTTGCACCTGATAAATCTTGATCTGTATTATCTGCTATCTGCAGTATTGTTATATAAGGCAATTTAGTATCTTGAGTAGTATTGGCAGGTCTAATATTAGGTGTATTAGTATTAGGATCTACACTTAATAAATCAGTTAACTCAGTAACACTAGTTAAATATTGCAGTATTGCACTTATTAATGTCATTTGTGCCATTGTTAATTAATCCTGATATGATTGATTGTTTTAATAATATTACTCTTAAACTCTTGCTTAACTGGCTTAGCTTGGGTCTTCTCTAAACGTGTAAAAACAAAGTATTTCTTTTCTATCATTGGCGCATATTTCATTACTGGATCACCTAAACGAATACCCACTTTTCCAACTACCTCACCAGCTCTAGTATTAGTTCTTACACTATGCCTAATTGATTTGCGATAACGACCACTTACTACTGGTGCATCTTCTTTAGCTTGAGTACGTACTAACTTTGTTGATGATCTAACTGCTGGCTTAGCTAATGCAATATTCTTTTTCTCTAATATGCGCAAAACCTTTTTTAATGATGGCCCTGAATAACTAATATTTCTACCTAATCTCATTGTTGTTATTCCCCCTCTAATCGTGGTCTGCTATCATCTAAAATACAGCGACAACTAATAATTCTATCCCGTTGTACCATCTGTTTTAGATAAGTATCTATATTGTAGACCATTCCATCCATAGAATTATAAAAACGCATATCCGCTTTAATGGCACTAGTCAATGCTTTTATATTCCAGATATCAATAATGTGAGTTATTTTAGCATTCTGTTTATCTGCCTCATTGTACTCATTGCCTGATATTGGAGTGATTCTTGCCCAGCACTTAGTAACATCTGACCATGTAGGATTAGGTAATATCTCATTAGCATCATTTACCTGGTTCTCTCGCTTCTGTAATTGCAAGCGATGAATCATCTCGCCTCTAATAGTCATTATTTATTATTACCTTATCTGATAATGTTAGGAACAAATTGAGCACTACCAGTGATGGCTATTGGTGTATGTACTCTATAACTACCTAATATTTGCATTGCTACTTTATTTTGTTTCAAGTCGCCAACTATTTTACCATCTTCTTGATATTCTCTGTGACTCCATAAATCATTAACAAAATGCATCATTGCAAATTTAAGAGTTTGTGGCACTCCTTGAGTAGATTGACCAACTGGCCAGCCTTCATAGCCTGCATTAAATTCTATACTAACGCTGTTTAATGTCTCTTCACGTAATACTGGGTAACTGTAGTTTTTGTCTATCTCTACAATTCCTCTGTGCTGTGATTCTGTGTGAATAATGTAATTGCTTGGATCTACTGTTTGTTCGTTACCATCCTGATCTATATACTTAATCGCTGTTACAGATTGTAGTGGTGGTTTACTTAAAAGAAAACAGCGAGACAAAGGCCATTTATCAAAATACTGGATGTAGCTAGCCGTATTTAATTGATGTTCTGTAATAGCCTCTGTCTGCTCTCTAGCAACTGCAATAAGAGCATCAAATAATGTATCCTCATCTGTACCCTCTTCCCAGCGAGCATATAAAATTGCCTCTGATCTGGTTACAGGCTCTGATGTAGGTGCTACTGTTTGTATTAATCCTGCCATTATTAAAATGCTCCTATTGCTTACTCATTGCTATTGCTTAAGAAATTGTACGACGTACAATCTCATCCGCTACTGTTGCTGATGGTACATTATCCTCATCAGTCTGATAAGTAGTGATTAGCTCGCCACTAGCAAAGCTAGTACCAGCAATTACAATCTCTAGTCCGATAAACGTAAAACCATTATCTAGGTCTAGTAAATCAAACATCTCATCTTGTTGTAGCTCAATTTCTGCATATTGATCAGCACTGGTAATCTGTGTGATTGCCTTAGGTGTAGTCAATGCCTTAGATCCAGTACCAGCTAAATCTTGAGCTTGAACTAATTGAGCATCAACAGATGTACCGACTGCGCCAGTGTTAATTTTAGCAAGAAACTCCTGTGCGCCTGATGCTGATACATACTCAGAATTAAGAGTACCAGAAGATGCAACAGTAGTACGTGCGATTGTAACACAATTATTACTAATTCTTGGTAACATAATTTATTTACCTCCTATATTAAGC